ATGAAATCACATTTACTTACATGAAAAGGACATCCTAGATCTGAATCTATTGTCCAGTTAAATTTAGACTGAACATTTGTTAAGGAGCGGGAATCTCTTAATTTAGTAGAAACTCTCACAGAGCGTAAATGGAAGAGGGCACATATTAGTAGATGTATAAAAGATAGAAGGAGGGCATATTGATTTTATTGGGTAAAAAAAGAAGATTATGACAACAAAAGCTAAATTATTATCAGAAGAGGAGTCAAAGGCATTACTTGCTTCATTTTGAGAAGATGATGTGGTTAGTATTGATCCAATTACACCGACGGAGGATTTTTTACTTAGAAGAACTTCTTCACAGGCTGAAGTTGACTATATGATTGAGAAGAATAATAAATTAATAGATTTGTGTAATGATTTATTAGAAGAAAGAATTAGTAACGGTGACATGACATTAAAGATGTCTGAGATTGTTTCAGCTAAGGATACTGCTTTTAGACAGAATCAATTATTAAAGAATCAGGCTACTGAGAATATAAATATAAATATAAAAGATATACAGGGAAAAAATGAGGATGAATTACTAGAATTATTAGAATCTTTAAATTAATTTGCAATAAACCACAATTTTGATATTATAGATGTATATTATTTTAATATATTTATCATTATGGCAAATTCACCACGTTCATCATTAAGGACTCAGGCTAATCAGGAGGTTAAGATAGATAAAATGTTCAAAGTATGGACAAAACCAGAATATAATACAGCTATTAATAAGGCACTTTTCAAGATTAATTCATTAGGAGATGGTAAATGGGAGACACAAGACAAGACAACAGAGGGGCTTACAACAGCACTTCAGCAGTTTTATGACGAACCAGTTGATTTTAGAGGGTTAAAATTGGCAGAATTTGATGATAATGAACTTAAAAGGACAGAATATGAGGATATTCAGAGAGCATATACGACACTTCCGACAGGAACACCTACACATTATTACTTTTATAAGAATAAGATAGGATTACATCCGATTCCAACAACTGCAAAGAATTTAAAATTATTATATTCGACAAAAGTTACTGATTTAACAGATGATGCGGATTTATCACCATTTGATCCACAATTTGATACAGCCATAGCTTTATATGTGGCATATTTTCTTCTATCACAACCAGGGGATAATAGAAATTTACAGAGGGCACAGACTAAACTTGCTAGATTTAATGAAGAGATGTCAGATTTATTAAAGATGTTTTTATATAAGGATAGAGAAAATATGAGGACGCGTTCTACATATATTCCTAAGAGTGCGTTTAGAAATTCAAGAAGGGGCAGATTTGCTTATTTATGAGATAATTAGAATATATGGCAAAAATACCAGTAAAAGATTTTACATGAGGTCTTAATTTACAAAATCCATCAAATATTAATGATAATGAACTTGTAACTGTTAAGAATATGTCATTTAATTCAGATTTAAGATTACAATCGAGAAGATGAGTGGCAACTTTTTGAAATCCTATTTGATCTGGAGCTCCTATTACATCACATTTTTTTTATTATGATGAAACTAATGATGAGAGAACTCTTTTGGCAGCCTCTGGTACAAATATGTATAGATATGATGAAGGGACAGGAAATTGGGCATCAATACAGAGTTGATTAACAGAATTTGAGGCAGATTGAGTAACAAGAACAAAATGGAGTTTTGCTGTTTTAAGAGAAAAGATTTATATGTGTAATGGAGTTGATTCTTATGCGGAGTTTAATCCAGTTACTAGCACATATACAGCTTTACCCCTACAACCAAAACCTAGATATATTGCTTATTTAGCTGATGCTATTTATGCTACAGGAGCTGACGCTGCACCATCTACATTATATGTTACAAATGCACTTGGGGCTACAGCAGCGGATGGTAGAACTATTGATGCTAACCAATTGTTTATAGGAGGATGAGAATCGGGATGAGTTAATGCTTTAGAAGAGATACAAGAAGCAGTACTTGCTTATAAGGATAAAAAGGTTTATTATATACCATGAGATTTATCATCGGCGCAACCTATAGATGCTGAGAATGGAGGATATTGAAACAGAGCGGTTCAAAGAGTATGAAATTCATTAATTCATTTTAATGATAGATGATTTACAGAATTAAAGGCAAAAACAGGGACTGTTGGTGCTACAGCAGTGCAAGATAAGCCACTTTCAGATAAAATTAGAAAATTCACATCACTTGTTAAACCAAAACAATATAATTCTACTATAGGTACATATATTCTTCCACTGACTAATTATTATTGATCATTTGATACATCTGGAGACGATATAGCAGATACTACTGTTGTTTATTCGTCATTAACAGGTTCATGGACTCAACATATACTTCCAGGACATTATGATATGTGAGAATATGTTGATAATGATTGAGTATCACATTATTTATTATCATCAGCAACTTCTGATCAAATGCTTGAAATGGAGGTATGATTTGATGATTTAGGTGTTGCAATAGAGTGTGAACTTGAGACAAAACCATTTGATTTAGGAGATCCTAATGATTTAAAAACAGCATATCAAATTGATATTACATGATTAAAAAGTGAATGAGACGATATTACTGTTGAGTTAGTAGCAGAATGAGAGATTGTCGGAGGATGACTTATTACAGATGATTATATTAATATTAATAGTTCTTTTAAGACATTATGAACACGTGCTACTTGACAAGAATCTATATGATGAGGTGCAATTTGACCAGATTCTATTGATTTATATAAATATTTCATTAGATTACCTATATATAATATGAGTCAAAATATAAGCATAAGGATGAAATCTAGTAGTAGAAGTTTAATATGGACATTTGATAGGGCAACAATATATATAGATGCAGAATCGGATGATTTAATTTATCAAGCTAATTTAGGTTAATAACTATAATAATATGTGAAATTTAACAACATTACCACTAGAAGACTGATTTGAAACAAGTCTTTCACAGTCATGGGATTGAGCAGTGTGAACTATTAATGTTAATGCGACTCCTAACTTTACGTTTCCAGCAGGAGTAACTACTTATATAGTAGTGAATCCTACTAATTCATTAATACAGATAGCTGAAATAGATAGCTATGATCCTGTATTAAAAACACTTAATGTAACTAATATTACATTAGAAAAATGAGCAAGTGTAAATTCGACAGCACAAACTCATCCTGTTAATAGTAAGATTATTATATCAGATAATTATCAATTTTGGAAAGATATTCAGACAGCAATAAATAGTAAAATAGATGCAGATGATTGATTATGAGTAATATATGCAGATCCAGCAGCTAGAGATGCAGCTCTTCCTTCTCCGACTAATTGAATGCAAGTATATGTAACAAGTTTATGATTATTTACAGATTATATTTGATGAGCATGGACAAATAGAGCGACTTGATCTACACCTAATGCAGATACAACCACTTCTTGAAAAGTAGAAATAGCAACAGATGCTGAAGTAACAGCATGAACTTGAACAGGTTGAAGTTGAGCTGTTTTATCAATTACACCAACACAGGCTAATAAACTTATTAATCTTGCTACTACTGATATAACATCAGATGAGACTGATTATTATGGTTTTAGTGATGTTGCAGCAGGTGGTGTGAATAAGAAAATATTAAAATCAAATATGAGAAATGATTTTGCAGCAGATGAGACTAAGAAATGAATGGTAGAGAGGGCTACAGACGCTGAGGCTGATGCTTGAACAGATACAACTAGATATATAACACCAGCTCAAGCAGTCTTAAAGACTAATACAATAAGTATTTCAAAAAATTTAAGTGATGCTACAGTAAGTACTGTCTATGGACATTCATTAGGAAAAACGCCTAAACTAATAACATTTAATGCTATATATGCTACAAATCAATGGTCTTCTTGAACATATGATTGAACAACTAATAGATGTATATTTCCTACTTGAACACCATGAGTAACATCATCTACATTGTTTTCTATTCACCCAACAGCAACAGTATGAACCACGCAACAATGAGCAGTTTCTAGTAGAACTAGTACAAATTTTACAATAGATTGGACAAAAGTATGAGCTCCAACAGGTATAGCTGAAATTCTAGTAACCTTAATCGCTTAATAATTAACTTAAAATATTATGGCAGCATGACCAACTAATATAAATAGAAAAGATGATGAATTTTTCATAACTCCAGGAGGAACCAAAGTTCCTTTAGCAAAAGCTCCTATGGAGGCATCTATAGGACAGGTATGATCACCAACCCCTGAAGATAAGACTATAACACTTAACTCTGAGGTAATCACACCTGTAACTAATGTTACACCAAAGCAACCAACTGGTTGACCAGATGGAGATGCTGTTGTTGATTGAGATGCTGTAGATTGAGAAGATACAACAAGTAATGTATTTGGTTGATTAGATTGAGTATGAATAAGAGATGAGATTGCAAAATGATCAGAGAAATGAAAAGAATTTTTAAGAGAAATTAGAAATAGAAGAAATTTAGAATGAGTAACATGAGAGGCTGATAAGATATTACAAAATATTTGATTTTCTACAATTAAAAAGGAAACAGAATCACCTACTTTAGTTTCAAATGAAAAAGCTTTAGAGTTAGCAGATAGGATATTAGCGTGAGATAAAGAATTAAGTAATTTATGATTACAAAAAGGGGCATCAGATGAACAAATCACAAGATTTTTTAAATCCCAATGAGAATCAGAAGAGATGATTCAAGCTGTTTTGAATGCTAGAGATATTAGATTAAAAGAACAAAGAGTGTCTAAAGATGCTCTTACTATAATAGAAAGAAAACAACAAGAATTAGATGAAAGAGTAGCAAGAGAACAAGCAGATATTCAAAAACAATCAGAGAGGACTCAAAGTTTACTTCAAAGACAAAGAGCCTTAAGATGAGTATGATTATCAACAGCTACAGAGGCTGATATGGCAGATCTACAAAAGAGAGGTGATGAATTATCAAGTGCTGCTAGGACAAAGGCAAATAATGAATTAGCATTATTTAAAGCTGAGACAGAATGAGCTGAGGCAGAAACTATAGCGTCTTTACAGAAGGCTCTTCAAGATTCTACTAAGGCATTAAATGATGGAATTTTAGCACAAGCAGATTTAGAAAACACTCTTATAGCAGAAGGTAAAATACAATCAGAGATTTCATTTAATAATCTTCTTCAAACACTTCAAACAGCTTGAATTGATTCAGAATGAGTTGATAAAACAGCTAGTGAGCTTTTATGATACGTTTCAGATAAACAAGGTAATCCTATATTGGTAAATTGAGAGAAGGTACATATATGAGGTATAACAAAAGAAAAATGAGCATTAATTGATTCGTATGTTAACTTATTAAGAGCATGATGATTAGAGAAAATAACAACAGTACCTGCTGATCTTAAAAATCAAGTAGTTGCTGCTTATGATTTATATGCACAGCAACAAATTTTAACTGCATCAGATGAGTGAGAAGCGTTATGATTGATACAAAATTTATGATTAGATTCTACAGAAAAGAATATTGCAAGAATAGGTTCTCTTATAAAAGATCATTGAATAGATGGAGCTAGAGAAATGTTAACAAAGACATGACTTGCTGAGGATTTTTCTTGACCTATTTGAAAAGCATTTGAAAATATATCGTGAGGATTAACACAAGCTTGAGCTGATGCAGCTAAATCAATTATAAATGAGAGATTATTAAATAATGATACTACTTGAGCTATAGATAAATTAATACAATCTACAGAGAATTGACTAGATACAGCGCTTAGAAATTGAATTGAAGCAGAAAAAGGGCTTATGAGGTGAGTATCAAGATTTGCTGTTAAATATGCACAATTTTTAGATGAAAATCCTGATTTTGCAACTTGAAAAATACCAGAAACCTGGGAATGACTATTACAAGCATTTAATGAAACATGATGAGCTGAAATAGCAGAGATGATGACTTGATTACATAAATCTATCCAAGAATATAGGAAACTTCAATCATGAGCTGCATTTTCTGAAGCCGAAGCAGAGGAATATAGAGATATTTTCCCTTGACCATTTAAGAGTGTAGATTTAAATATATGAAAGATTAAGGCATTAGTATGAAACTCAAGAAATAAATTAAATGATTTTTATAGGGATAGATTTTGAGCAGAAAATTATGATACTATTTTCCCAGATGGAATTTCTCGTAGATTTGATCCTTTATTTGATAAAACTAAGATTGAAGCTCCAGCATGACCATCATTTGATACAACATGATTAAATGAGGATGAAATAAATGAAATTAATCAAGCTTTTTGACAAACAGATACATGAATTAGTTTTGATAACAATATGGTAACAGATGCTTCTTGAAAGACGTTCACTCTTTTAGAAGAATAATTATTTCTTAAGGTATAATAATATGGCTTTTACAGATTTCGAGAAGAGGCAATTAGAAAATTTAAAATCACAATGAGCATGACCCGAGGTTTTTACAGAATGGTTACGTAGACATAGATGAACACAGCCTACACAACCTCAATCTACTACACCTCAACCACAACAGCAAACAGTTCAAGAATCTAGTTTACCTGTTATAGACTTCATTAAAAAACAAGAATGATTTAGTGGTGCAGTTTATGATGATTTTAAGCAAAAAACAATTTGATTTTGAACAGCTGCTAAGCCATGACAAACTAGTATTACTGAAGATCAGGCATTAAAAGATTTACAATCAGATGTACAAAGAAGACAAGCAAAAGTTACTGAGGTATTTTGAACAGATTTGACTGAATGACAGAAGACAGCCTTAACTAGTTTTATGTTTAATCTAGGTGTAAATATATTTGATAAACCTACTTCACAAAGACTTAAAAATGCTATTATTGATTGAGATGAACAAGTAATTAGAGAAGAGTTTGTTAAGTTTAATAAAGCATGATGAAAGGTATTACCATGACTTACAAAAAGAAGAGAAGAAGAATTAGCTCAATTTTTTAGTGATATACAATCAAATCAACCAGAAGTAGATAATACAGCAGTAAGTATAGAATGACCAAAGGTATTAACACTTGATACTTTACAATGAGTTATTAATAGACAATCTCAAGAAAAAGAAGAAGAGTTACAAAAACCATCTATTCTTAAAATAATAGTTAATCAGACAGAATGAGCAAAAACACTTGCTAAATGAGGGCTTTCTTTTGTTACAAATACAATAGATAGTGCTGAACAAACATTTGAATGATTATTAAATATTTGAAATAAGGCTATTTCACAACCACTTGCTAATAAAATTAGACCATTACTAGGTAAAGAACCACTTACAGAAGAGCAATTTATACAAGCTTGAGCAGCAGATACAGTAATTCAAGAGGATTTATTAGATATTGGGCAATGAAGTTTAATGTTATGATTAACTGGAGTTTTTCCTGTTGCAACTTATGCTTTTAATACAGCATGAGAAACTATTGAGGGAGAGAAAGTATTAAATAGTATTTGAAATGCAATGGTTATCTGAGGAGAGTTTATTAATAAAATGCCTGGTTTATCTGATTTTAGAGATAGTCTTCCAGAACATAGACAAGCAGATTTTGATGCTTTTATATGACAGTGAGTTACATTATGAACTTTTAAAGCATGATCTAAATTAAATGAAATTAAAAGAGAATGGATTAATACTAATAGAGCAGCAGAATCAGCAGCAGAAAATATTATTAGACCAACTAGAACTGAAGCTTTAGAAAAAGCATGACTTGAATCATCGGAAACTGCAGCAGTTAGAGGATTAATTGATACTGTAACAAAAGTTGAGCAACCAGCAAAACAATTTAAGGCAGTAAGTGATCTCACAACAACTGTAACAAAAGAAAAACAATCAGCATGGACGCCACTTAAGAAATGATTAGATGATAGCCAAACTCAGTTAAATAAAGTAGAAGCAAATCAACCATTAAAATGAAAAACACAAGATTCTAGTATACAATCGGCATTAGATCAATTAGTTGATGTTTTTGATGGAGTAACATCTAAATCAATGAAGGAACAACAAGCTAGAATAAGAGAATTAAAAAACAAGCATGAAACAGAGTGATTAACTTTAACTGAATTACAAGAGGTAAAAAATTTACATACTTCTAGTCATAACTTATTTACAGAGAAGTGAGATATTAAATGAAAGACTTTTAATGCTAAGGATGCTAGATGATTAAGAAACGATATTAAAATTCTTATAGAAGAAAGAGCTACTAAGTGATGATTAGATGATGGCCAGGCTCAGTTAAATAAAGTAGAAGCAAATCAACCATTAAAATGAAAAACACAAGATTCTAGTATACAATCAGCATTAGATCAATTAGTTGATGTTTTTGATGGAGTAACATCTAAATCAATGAAGGAACAACAAGCTAGAATAAGAGAATTAAAAAACAAGCATGAAACAGAGTGATTAACTTTAACTGAATTACAAGAGGTAAAAAATTTACATACTTCTAGTCATAACTTATTTATAGAGAAGTGAGATATTCAATGAAAGACTTTTAATGCTAAGGATGCTAGATGATTAAGAAACGACATTAAGATTCTTATAGAAGAAAGAGCTACTAAGTGATGAGTTGCAAATATTGCTGAATTAAATAGAAGATATTGAGATCTTGTAACAGCTGAAACATTTTTAAAAATCAGACAAGCAGAGATAAAAGCAGCAAATGCAAAGACAATTCCAAAATGATTTATTGAATCTGTAGTAGAGAAAATTTTAGACTTACCAGTTATTGATGCGGTATTTCAATGAGCTCTTAGATGAATCTTTAATAGTGCTAAAAGACAAACAGCATGAGGTAATAAGATTTCTGTTATTGAAATGGAAGCAATGTTACCTAACTTGATTAAAGAAATTAGGAGTAAAAAATGACAACCAACATTATGGGAGCAGACAAGAGCAATATTAAGAGATTCATGATTTGTAGTTGTCTGAGATAGTGTACTTTATGTATGAGATTTACCAGCAGATGATACTCAAGAAAGTAAGACAAGATGAACAGATCTATTAAAAGAATTAACTAATCAATGAAGTAAGCAGTCTACAGGTAAATGAGGAAAATGAACAAAACTTTTAGAATCTTTAACTAAATAAGAATGGTATTCAAAATTATATGATCTATAATTCTGTTATGAATATTGTGGGTAGTTAGTCCTACATTATTTTACATAGCATTAGGTATACATTTTATATTATTTATAAATTTTATTACATGATAAATATAGTAATACATAATTGGAAGTGATACAAAAAAGGGCAGAATTTCACAACTTATTGATTTATTAGTATTTTTACTGATGATATTTTCAAGATGTTTGATAGAGCCGCAAAAAAAGTAGATAATCTTTTATGATATAATATACAGGTTCATGAGCGTAAACTCTAATAATATCAAGAATGATATACATAAGGAATTAATCATTAAAGAATTAGAAAAAAAGACTCAACCCGCTAGAGATGACTTGATTGAGTTTATTAAGATGTATTTTAAATGAGAAACTCCAAAATGAATTAGAGAATTTATTATTGATCCATATTTATATATTATTGCTGAACATTTACAGCAGGTATTTGAATGAAAGATTAATAGACTAATTATTAATATACCACCATGACATTCTAAAACAGAAATGGTTTCAAAATGTTTTCCAGCGTGGGCATTATGAAAGAATCCACATTATCAAATAATTACTACTTGATATTCTGCTAGTTTGACAGTTGGATTTTCACAACAGACTAAAGATATTTATAACTCTACTACTTATAAGAAAATTTTTCCTAGACATCCAGAAATCTCACCAAAACAAAATACTAAAGAACATTGGGTTAATATAGATTGAGGTAGCTATTATGCTACATGAACCGATTGAGCAATTACAGGTTTACGTACGAATTGTTTTATTATAGATGACCCTATTAAGCCTGAAGAAGCAGTTAAGTCTGATATAAAAAGAAAATCTGTTAATGATTGGTTTGATAATACTGTTATTTCAAGGCTCTTTAATCCTCAAAAAGATGCTATTATAATAATCATGCAAAGAACACATGAGGATGATCTTTGTTGACATATTATAGAAAAAATGAGAGAACAGACTTGAGAAGATTTTACAGTCTTAAGTCTTCCAGCAATTTGTGAAGAACAAGAGATATATGAGACTAGATATGGTCAAATAGTAAGAGAGCCATGAGAGCCACTAGCGCCAAGTAGATTTTCTTTATGAGATCTTGATTTAATTAAAAAGTCATATTGAATAGTAAACTTTGATTGTCAATATCAACAGAATCCTATTGCAAAATGAAGTCAAGAATTTCATGAAGAGTATTTTAAATATTATGATGAGCTACCAACTACTCAATATTGAAGAGTTTTTACCACTGTTGACCCCGCATTTAGCAAGAATAAAACAGCAGATAATAGTGTTATTACAACTGTGAAATTTTTTAATGATAAGATGTATATTTTAGAACAAACTGCAGGTAAGTATAATCCCGCAGAGTTAGAAGATCATATTATTCATCATATTAAAAAATGGCAACCTGAGGCTGTATGAGTTGAATCAATTGCTGCACAAGTCACTATATCTTTTTCATTAAAAAGAAGGATACTTAAAGAATGATTACATAGAACAGTTATTGAAGAAATTCGACAGAAACAAGATAAAAATGCTAAAATCAGGGCACTTATTCCTTTATATAGAAATGGTTTAATTTTCCATAAAAGAGATATGGAGGAATTAGAAAGTGAACTGATGAAATTTCCAAGATGAAAACATGATGATAGAATCGATTGTCTACAAATGGCTCTATATTTATATGAGTTACAACCTTGACTTAGTAAGACTTACGTATTACCGAAATTAAAGTATAATAAATTTTGATTTCCAGTATTAGTAAAATAATTTTACATTGTATAATTATTGTATACAATGGATTTATATAGTTTAATTTAATATTATGAAAATTAATTTAACAACAGAGCAACAGTCAAGAGTATTGGCGCATATCACTTGAACAATTCAATTATCTGAACAACAATCTACAGAATATAGAGATCTTATGTTATCAGTATATGAGGCATTATCAACAATGGAAATGCCAGATACATGAGATAATCTAACAAGATTTAAAATTAATAAAGCTCATGAGGTTTTAAGAAAAGTAGTCCCTAGAGTTGTCGCAAAGCCACCTAGATTCCTAGTTGAACCAAGAACAGATATATTTTTTGATGAAGATAAAAAAAAGGTTAAAGAAGACAGAATTAAATTATTAGAAAGGAATAATAAATATGCTAAAGCAGCTAGAGATTTCCTTCACAATATTTTTGAAGATGAACATTTTATTGAAAGATTAAAATTATGGGCTATTAATGCGTTAACGTATTGAAATGCCTTTGCTCAAGTAGTACCTAAATATAAGATGCAAAGAAAAAAATGAAAGAATTGAATTACCGAGCATGTAGTATGAGTTTTACCAACTATTGAGCCAGTATCATGGACAGAAATGCACTACGATGCTAGATATTTATTTTTAGAAGATATGCCTGGTATAGTAAGAAAAAGAGCTAAGGTTAGCTTATTTAGTATATTTAATAATGATGATTATTTCAATTTAGATAAGATTGATAAACTTCATTGAATGACATATAGTTCTGCTGAGGATTATGCTAATAAAATTTACCAAGTATCTGGAGTTAGTAATGTACAAGTGAAAAAAGGTATAGATAAAGATAATTTAGACTTAGAGATTTATGAAGGTTATTTTTCTTTAACAGGTAAGCCTAAAGATTCTAAATTATATGAGTTTGTTACTGTTTCAGGATCTGTTGTGATAGGAGCTAGAGAGATTACAGAATTATCTTTTGTTGACTTAAAAGCACACGAAGATCCAGAAGTCTTTTATTCTACATGATTAATAGCACCTATTTTATGAATAAGTGATGAGCTGAACTTTCAAAAAAATGCACAAGCTACAGCAATAACAAAATCTCTTAATAGAAGTTATTATTGGTCACCTGAAAGTTGAGTTGATCCATCTCAAATTTTTAATGATAAAGCATGAAATATTATTGTATGTAATAATTGAGTAGAAGCAGCTGAAAGAAATCTAAAAGAAGTAAATGATAATCAAATACCAGCTCAATATTTTTCTAATGTAAATGATTATAATAGAGATATTCAAACTTTAACTCATACTACTGATGTATCACAGCCTGGTTGAAGTCAAGCCATTACAAATACTGCGACTTGAGCAAGAATAAGTTTCTTTGAATCTAATTCTGTTATAGCAGAGTTAAGAAAGAATTTTGAGAGATGAGTTCGTCAATTAGCATATAAAATTCTTGATTGGACAGCAAATAATATAGATAAAGATATTACTATTAAGAAAGCAAATAGTAGTGAATTTATAAAGATTAATATTGAAGCTATTAGAAATGCTATTGAGAGATATGATATAAGAGTAGAGGCTAATTCATCAGCATTTGATGACTTAGAGAACAGGAGAGCAGATGCTATTGCATTAAAAAATATTCTTATAGAAGCGAAAAATTCTGAAGTAAATGTAGATATGGAAGAATGATTTAGAAAAGTATTTAGTACATTTGAACAAGTAGATGTAGATAAATTAATAAAAAAAGATGAAGAAGATATTCTTGGAGATCTTATGCAAGGATGATGAAATATTCCAGCAGGTAAAAAACCAACTACAAATACTGCACCAACAACTCCAGAATGACTTACTGAGGCAGTTGCAGGTGGTACTTTATTTAATTAATACTTATAAATGACTAATATTTTAGAGTATCAAAAGTCTCGTAATCAAAAGATGCAAAAGAAAGAAATGAGCGAAGCTGAGAAACTTTTTCTTGACAATATTGGACATATAGAGAAAATAAAAACAACCAAGTGATATAAAATGATAAGAAATTACTGGGTAAATGAATGAAACAGCTCTTTAAAATTATTATCTTGAATAGATATAAATGATACAGCTAATTTAGCTAAATTAAAAGCTAAGCTAGAATTAGCAACTACATTTATATCATATCTTGATGCACATGAAAAAGGATTAACCTAAATCCTATATTATTTATTAATATTTTAATAGATAATTAGGGGAGAGGTTCTCCTATTATATTTTCTAAACATATTATTATGTCGGAGTTAGATAAAACTAAAGGGCAACCTGGTAATACAGACCCAACAGGTGGAAATAACCAACCATCAGAAAATAAAACATATACAGTAAATGGTAAAGAGATGACACCTGAACAAGTGATTGAAAGTTATAATAACTTACAATCTGAGTTCACAAAGAAATCTCAGAGACTATCTGAATATGAAAAAGGTAATTCTTGACAGGATGACGAGTTATCTAAAACAAAAGAGATATTGAAAGAGATGTGATTTGCTACTACTGAAGAATTGGAAGATTTTAAGAAATTTAAATCTGAAATTCTAACAAAAGAGGAGCAAGCAAAAGAGAATCAAGCATTTGAAGATTTTGCATCACAATTTAATACTCTAACAGAATCTCAAAAAACTGTTTTAAAGGACTTAAAAAAAGTACATACTGACAAGGATTATAGCGACATCCTTAAAATGACAGATTTTATTGACCAATCTCTTTTAGAGAAGTCTAAAGTAGGTCAGGTGAAGGGCTGAGATAATATCGGTTTACCAACACCTAAGGAAGTACCAACTATTGACCCTAAGATTGCTAAAAGAATGAATCTGAAATCAAAAAGCGAACTTGAGGACATTAGATCAAAATTTAACATTTAACTATTAAAAGATGGATTTTAAAGTATATAGATCTGGATCTTCTGATAATACTATGACTCTTGAAAAAGCTTCTGCTACTATTATTGAAGCTGGAGATCTAGTTGCATTAGACGCATCATGATTAGCTATAAAAGCTACTGCAGCATCAACTGCTCTTGCTTTCTGTGAGGGTGGATGAGCTGATTGAGAAACTGAAATTCAAGTATCTACTGACCCAGAATTAATTTTATCTGGTACAGGTGATGCTGTTTTCGCTGAAGCTCAAAGATGAACAACTGTTGATTTAGTTGTTAATGCTTGAGTTCAACAAATCGATGTATGAGCATCTCTTGTAGATGTTCTGAAAATTTTACCTTCTACTGATGCTGGAACTGTTGGTTCTGCTGCTGGTATATTGGTAAAAATCGCTAAACCACTATTTTAATTATTAAACTAAAAGAGATATGTTAACAAATTATCCTGCTCATATAGATGAGAAAGTAAAAGAGAGTTTCAACATGTATTCAACTGAAGCAATGGAAAACTCTTCAATTAACGTTCTTTTCAATGTAAACACTACTAATGACTACTCTAAAGGATACTCTTCTGTAGAAGGAGGTTCTTGAGTTGATTACTTTGGTGAAGGTGCTGACCTTAATGATGTAGATACAGCTGAAGGTTATAACACTGTAGGTGTTGCAAAAGAATTTGGTTGAAAAATCAAAGTTACAAAGAAAGAAATGCTTAATGAAAAAGATGAGACTACTTTATTTAATACTATAGTTAATAGTAAAATGCCAGTTTTAATGTCAGATATGTTAAACTTCGTAGAAGAGCAAACAATGACTCTTTTAAACAATGGTTTTACTACAGCTTTAGCTCCAGATGGAGTTGCAATATTTGGTACTCATACATATAATTCAAGCTCACAAACTTTTACAAATAGACATCTTACTAATATAGTTGCTGGTTCTTGAGCGCTAACTGCACTTGAAGCATATGCTTGAGATCTTAAAGATGCTAATGGAAAACCTATGCCAGTTTCACCTAAAACTCTTGTAGTTAAAAAAGGTGGTTCTGCATCAGTTGCATTTAGACAAGTTCTTGCTTCTAATGCTGATCTAGTTGCTACTACAGTTGGTAATGTAAATATTTACAATAATGGTGATTATACTCTTATTGAAAGTCCATTCCTAAATTCAGCTACTGCTTGGTTTGCATTTGATTCAAAAAAAGAAAACCCATTAATAGTTGATTTTGTACAAAATCCAACACTTGAAGAAAGACAAACTAGAGAAAATTTAACTCAAGTTACTCCTGCTTCTGGTTCATTTAGATTTGGTGCTTATCAATTACCAACTACTTGGTATGGTTCTGACGGTACTGGAGTTTAGTTTTTAACTAATATATTATGTCAATGATGTATATTCAATACCAATGAAGGCATATTTCTACTGAAGATTACTTAAAACTCAAAGAAAAAGAAAGTAATAATGAGAAGGTAATAAAAGAAGAAGAAACAGCTAAAACATCGGTAAAGAAAAAGACTACAGTAAAAAAGTAGATTCATATAGCTCCCTATTTATTTAGGGGGTTATATTAAGTTTATTTTTATAAGTAATATTTATGGCGACTAATATAACATGGTCTGAAGTATGAGTCTGAACAACTGATATTACTTATAATATAATAAGTAGTTCACCATCTAATATTAATTATTCAGAGATTGATCGTAATGTATATTTATGGGAAGAAAATAATCTTGTATGGGAACTTGATTTACCTTGGAATTTTAGTAATATAGTTTCAACTATAAACTGGAATGATTTGGAAGTTTAATTTTAATATAAAATCATATGTCTAATATAACACAACTTCAACAATTAGATGATTGAGTAACGTCAAGAGAGATTATTAATACTAATATTAATAACCTTAATACAGATAAACTTGATAAAATAACAGATACTCTTGATGATATTCCAGTTTGAGTAACAAATAAACATATAAATCAAACTCAATTAAATAA